GGGCTGCTGCTGGTAGGCGATGTCCACGATCTCGCCATTGGTGATGTGTTCTGCGAGGAGGGTTAAATCCGGCGCGACCCATCCGTCCTTGTTAAATTCGTAGACGAGTTCGCGGACTTTTCGTCCATTGCGTTGGACGAAGAGCAGGACATCGTTGACGAGCGAGGCTCGCATATATTTTGAGCCGTAGGAGGACTGCTTGCGGGCTTCGACATTCGTCGCCGAGAGAGCTTGTGCGGTGTCCGCCGAGCCGATTGTCCATTCGTCCCCGGAAGTTCCGACGAGCAATTTGGACTGCGAATAAAGCCAGTTGATGCGGTTGCCTTCGGAGGACGCAAGAGTGAAACTTGCCGCACTCGCTGCCGTGGTTCCAAGTTGGAATTTTTCAAAGTTGTCGATTTCGCTCAACCACAGAGTCGTCGGTTGTTTGCTGGTTCCGCCGAAGCACAAGCGTTGTTCGTGGAGCGCCACGGCGCGGGGGTAGCCTTGATCTCCAGAAAATGCCGGGGCAACCCATTGGGTTGTTGCATTGTTTAAGGCATTAAAACCAAGCCACTCCACCACCGTTGCGGTAGCTGCGGTGCCGCTGGAAACCGAATCGATTTTCACGATCCCTCCGGTCGTGTAGGTGGAGTTTGTTAAAACGCTTCGCGGGGTCGTATCTTTTTCGTAAGTGAAAACTCCATTGACCAGACTGGTGATCGTCAGCATGGGAGTGCTAACGACACCGCTGGAAATCAAAACCGTGGTGACTCCGGGCGTAATTGAAGAATTTGCCACCGACACCGCGCCCCCTGCGGTTGTGGTGATTTGAAAAGTATTGTCCGAAACATTTGCAATGGAATATGTCGTTGTTCCGTTCAACCCGGACCCGGATGGCAAAAGCGAAAAAACAACCTCCTGCCCGTTTTTGATTGGCGGGTTGTAGGTGCTTACCCAAATCTTTACCCCGCAGCGGGCGGCTTCGTTGCCGCTGGTAACGATGTTGCGATCAGCCTTCGCGTTATACTCGCGAACGATTTCCATCTGCGACAAGTTCTCTATTCTTGTATTGGAAATGCTAGTTGCGCCACTATTGGAAACACTTATTGTATAGGAGTTAGAATTAACTACTGAAATTGCGTAAGCTAATTTTGGCTCCCATGGACCAGATGCCGGAAGATGAACAAAGTCTCCCGTAGAGTAGTTGTGCGAATTGTGAGTGATTGTTAAAGTTGTGCCAGACCGGACTGCGGAAACAAAAATTGGACCCTTCACCCATGTTTCGTTGGGGATTCGCAGGATACGAATCGTTGCGTCCCATTTTCCGAAAGTTGTAAAATCCCATGCGCCAATTGTGTCCAGCGACTCTCCGACCAAGGGGTCGTTGATTGTTAATTCATTTGAAGCGGAGAGCCTTTTGTAATTTAAAGCCCAGCGAGTCCCAACATGGCCCGAATTAAAAAGTGATGCGCTTGCTGTAAGGTTTATGCCACCACTATAATTACTTGCGGTGATTTTTGTCGTGGTCTCGTTGCGTTCCAACTGCGGCGGGAACTCCCAATCGACCTCCGCGAATGTCCAGTTGGTGTCGGAAAGCCTAGAGAGTTTGTAGGGAGGATGATTCTCATGCGCGAAATACATGATGTCGTTGATCTGGACATATTGAATTTCGCGCAGGTCATCTGCGGCATACGGGGTCACCACATTGAGCGGACTGCCGACCAAAGTCCCATCGGGTTTCCAAATCCTCAAAAACCCCGCACTCATCTCGATGATGAACCGAGTCGAGGTCGAGAAGTTGAACCCGATCAATCGGGTCTGGCTGGTTGCCGACTTGGTCGTGCCAAGGAATTGCGTTCCGGGTCGGCGGATGACGCCTCCGTAGGGGAGGATTTGGAAGTTCTCTAAAGTGCGGCAGGCGCTGCGGTATTTCTCCAGACTCGTCCGGGCGTCGATGAAGGGCGAGACTTCACCGGCGTTGAATGAGGGATAGAAATCGAACTTCGGCATGCTACTTTTTGAGGTCGCGGAGGATTTTGACGAGGGTGACGAGGCCGACGGCGAACCCGACCGTGACGGAGGCGAAGCGCATCCACGCTTCCAAGTGAGGGAGCATGGAGTAAATCGCCGCGCCGATGGAGGTGGCGCTGCCGATGAGGCCGGTGGCTGCGGATTTGAGTTGGTCGCTATTCATTAGGAGTTCGCTTGAGCAAGAAGATTGCCGAGGATTTCCGTAGTCGTGCATTGGCCGAGGCGAGTCGTGTTGAGTAGATCGGTTTTCGCTTTGATACCCGCAAGCTGAGTCGAGTTGCTGTCGATTTCAGCGCGGATTTGCACTGCACTCGGAACATTCGGAGCGTTGGTGAGCGTGGTGACGGTGCCTCCAGTGATTTCTTTGGTTGCGGCTCCCCAGACTGCGCTGGCGATTTCAGCCTCGGTTGGAAAATCTGGCGAGTTGGTCAGCGTTGTGGCCGTGTCAACCATCCCGCCGGTGATGGTGCGTGTTGCTGCGCCCCACACTGCCGAAGCCACGGCTGCTGGATCGAGGACGGCTGTGCCGGTGGTTTGCATGTTGGCCCCTGTGCCTGCGGTGGCACTGTGGGTGGCGGGGACTGCGAATGTGACCGATGTGCCGCTCACGACCGAGGCGATGGTGTAGGTTCCGTTCCACTCGGAGTTTGATGCGCCGGTCACAGTGATCTGGTCACCAACGACAAGCGGGTAGCTGTAGGCCAGAGTGGCCGTGGCGGTCGTGCCGCTGCGGGTGGCCGTGAATGGCATCGATGGACCGTAGTTAACGCTCAACGCCACCGAGCCGCGAGCGGGGACGGTGAGGCGTCCGGTCTGGGAGTTGCCGATTCCGTATGCCACGCCTGCACGCACATCGGTCGGCGCGGCTTGGTTCAGTGTGGTCGAGTTGTCGGCGGTGAACATATCCACATAGGTGCCGATTCCGTTTAATGCGTAGCGTGTGCGTGCATTAAGCGGTTGTGAGTTAAGAAAATATCTAGTTGCATATACCGCCGCTGTTCCGTTGGCGCTATTGATAAAAGAGCCAGAAAGGCGGTTCGTTGCGCTAGTGTTAGATGATACGAAACCGGGCGCGCCATTAGTTGCAGTTATGTCACCAATGATTGTAAATGCTCCAGTAGAGGCGTTGTTAGCACCAGCAGCGGAGGCTCCTGCCGTCACATTCCCGGTTACAGAGATAGTTCCTGTGGACGCATTATTTAACGCATGAGCTATTGCGCCCAATACATTTCCGGTTACATTTATTGTTCCTGTGGATGTATTTGTAACCGCGAGGCCAGTTAAACTACTACCGCCTCCTGTGATATTACCAGTGATTGTTAGAGTGCCAGATGAAGAACATGTTATAGCGATAGCCGTGCTTCCTGCCTGATTTGTATTATTTACATTGCCAACAACAGCAGCTGAATTTGTTCCGCTTAATGTTAAAAGACTTGCATTGGACTGGCCGCCATTCAAGTTTGCCGTTAAAGTTACACCATTTGCTAGAGAATATCCACCTCCAGCAGTTGCTGTCGCGGTCGCCCCATCTTTCCAAACTCGCGAAGATGCGGATAGGTTTGTGATGGTTGTGCAAGTCGCGCTTACATCAACCGTGATTGTAAAATTGTTTGAATAAACAACATCCCCTGCCGCTGGTGCAAAAATAGCCGTGCCATTCCACCATGGCGAGGTTGCTGTTGTGTCGCTCCAGTTGCCCGAACGAAATGCTCTTACATCTGGCATATTAAAGTCCTTTCGAGAGAATGAATTGTTGCAGGGCGGTTTGGATTGAGGCAACGGCCTGCTGGGTGGCCTCGTCGCTGCCTGCCAGTGATCCGAGCGCGATGCCGATGGCGGCTTCGTCTGCGGTGATGACCTCGCCGTTTTCAATACGGGTCGGGACGAGGCGCATGGCGACATTGGCGTCGCTCGATCCATCGCCCAGATACCGGCCCGTGATGGCCAAGTTGAGCGAGTATTTCTGGTATTGGACTCCGTTGATTTCGATGGGGTTGCTAGCGTTCATGGTGTTGGTGGGTTTGAGGTTTTAGCTGTAGGAAAGTGAGGCGCGATTACTCCACGCGCCGGTGGCGGATTGGGTGGCGGTGACCGACCCATCGGCATCGGTGGTGATGCGGGTGATCGTCCAACCGGCGGAGGATTCGGCGGTGCCGGTAGGGGCGGTGCCGTAGTAGTGGTAGGGTTCTGCCCAAGCGGCGCGGGCGATGGTGGAACCGCCCTCGGTGAGGGGGACGGGGGACCACGCCTCGCCGTCGAAGACGAGGATGTCGCCCATCTCCGCCCCCTCGCCAGAGAGGCGAGAGGCCGGGATGGTGACGGGCATGACCTGCCAACGCGCTCCCGTCCACTTCCACTTCCGGGTGCCGGAAGTGAAGGTGTCGTTGACCGACGGAGAACTGGGAAACGCGAGGGCGGCCATGGTTTTTTACTGCTTGTCGATTTCGACCCAGGCTCCGTTGTAGGAGACATACTCTGCCATGTCGGTAGAGTCGATCCAGCGGAGACCGGCGGTGTGGGACGGGGCGGTTGTCGAGATGACATCCTTGATTTGCTTGCCGCTTTCGAGGGAGGAGATGTTCGACTGCGCGGTGGAGAGGCCGCCTTCCAAGGAGGAGGCGCGGCCTTCCAGCGAATCGATGTCCCCTTCGGCGCTGGTTACCCGACCGGCCAAAGTGCTGGCGGCGGATTCGGCGGCGTCGAGGTCGCTCTGGAGCGTGTTGATTTCGCCCTCCGCCGTGTCGAGGCGAGTGTCGAGACCGGAGATGTCCGAGGCCAAATCGGCATCGGCGGCTTCCAGCGAGGAAACGGCATTGGCGAGGTTCGTGGAGGCGGCACCAGCGAGGCTGGAAATGGCTCCGTTGAGGTTGGAATCCGCAGATTGGAAAGCTGTTACGATTTCCGATAGCGAATTAAGGGCGGTGCCATCCACATTGGAAAGGACATCGTCCACGCGAACATTGAGCGCGGTGATGCCGCTTTGCGCGGTGGAGAGGCCGGACTGAAGGGAATCAATTTCTCCCTCAGCGGTGCCGACCCGGCTGGTCAAGCTGGTCGCTGCCGACTCGATGGCGGTGATGTCGCTCTCAATCGCGCCTGCGCGAGATTCCAAAGCGGTGACGGCTGGGGCCGAGGCCACGCGGGCGTTGGTGTAGTAGAGGTTGTTGGAACCTTCGACAACCGCATCGGTTGTGCGAGGGACGAGTTTCCAAGCGGTGCCGTTGTATTTCCACGAACGGGAACCGACGGAGTGGATGTCATTGAGGGCCGGTGAGGCCGGGAAGGAGATAGCTGCCATGGTAGTAGTGTTTTCTAGTTGTTGGTTGGTTTTTCGACCCAACTTCCTCCGAACCATTCGTAGGTGGTGAGGTCAAAAGTGTGTGTCCATCGCTGCCCGATGTAGGGGTGTGCGGGCGGCGTATCAGAAAAGGTCGCGGGGAGATCGGCGGCTTGCTGGTAAGTGCTGCCATTCCAAAGCCAAAGCGATCCGCTATCCTGCGCAAGGTAGATGCGGGCCTCTTTGCCGGGTTGAGGAAAATCGGCCCGGGAGGGGTAGATGACGAGTTGCTTGACGCTGTCATCGGGCAGGACAATCGTGAACTGGGAGAGGTCCAGTTGCTGGGTGATGTTCGATTCGGTGATCGTCGTCATGCGTAGGTGGCGGTCTCCCGGTTGGTCCACGCGACATTGGTCGCCTTGGCGGTGGCAGTGACGGTTCCGTTGGCGGAAAGGGCGGAACGGGTGATGGTCCATTTGGCCACGGCGGCGGCGGAGCCGGTGGCTGGGATGTCGGAATTGAGGAGCAGTCCGTAGTAGCTGAAGGTGCCTGCGGTGTTGAGGGCGAAGGAGTGGAGGTAGTTGTCCGGGTCGCGCTGCGTAGTGGCCGAGTAAAGTCCGAGAGCGACGACGACGATTTTCGAGCCATTCGGGATCGCGGTGGCGAAGGTGATCGTGCCAGCACCTTGGTTGACGAGGTAGTCAATCGTCGGTTCCTGCGTGACTCCGTTGATGGCCACGATGACATGGTTCGGGTCGCTCGATTTGAGGCCGGTGACCGGGAAGGTGCGGAGCGTGCCGTTGCCGGTGAGCGTGGTTTTGGCCGAGTCGAGCAGGCTTGCTTGAGGGAGACCGAAATTGAGAACGGCGGTGCTGCCTGCGCCGGTGTTGGTGACAAAGGGCGGGGTGGTGCCGGGAACTGCGGTGACATCCCCGACTTGGATGAGGAGCGAAGGGTAGCTGACTCCCCCACCTGGCCCACTCGCCTTGGCTTGCGAGGCATCGACGCCATCGCCTCCATTGCGGGATGAGACGAGCTTCGAGGACATCCACGCTGGCTTGATGCGGCCTTTGCGCTCGGTGGAGTCCCGGCGCATGGCGGGGTTTTTGCCGAGGATGTCGGTTTCCTTCGCAAGGAGCGCGGCCTTGGCGGCATCGCCGGTCAGCGGGACGGCCAGCTTGGCCGCGAGGCTTGCGGTGAGCAGATCGATAAAAAGGGAGTCGAAGAGGGTGACCTCGGTGACTTTGCGGACATACTCCAGCGTGATCGCCGTGCCGAGCCAGACATCCCAATCGGTTGTCCACCCGGCTGTAACTCCGGGCTGCTTGGCAGACCCAGTGACCATGCATCGGTAGACCGCCGTGGCGCTGGTGACGACATTCCCGGCCTCGTAGTCGCGGCCTGCCACCCAATCGGGAGCGCCAGAGTCGGAGTTGGAAAGGACAAAGTTTCCGGAAACCTCCCAAGCTGCATCGCCGGTCGAGTAATCTTGGTCGTTGACCCGGAAGACGCGCAGGCAGTCGGACGGGATCGCGTAGCGGTAAGCCCACTTGTATTCCGGGCGTGGGACGCTCTCGGCCACCGTGGTGGATTTCATTGCCCATGTCCACGATCCGGTGAGCAAGAGCGCATCTCGCACCTGTGGGTAGAGGGACTTGGCGAGGAGGAGGGCGTGGCTGCTGGAACTGAACTGCTCCCCGGTGCCAATGCGGAGGATCGCTTGGCGGCAAAGTTCGTCTTCGGAAACCGAGACGGCTGGGCGGAATGCCGCCCTGCTCTCAACCGCCGACTTCAGCGCCGGTTGAGAGATAAGGTATTGGAGTTCTTGGAAGAACTGCTCTTTCATTTTTTAGCGGGCATCGCTTGCGGTGAACCCATTTCCAGAAGTTGCGCCAGTTTCATGGCCAAGGTGACGATCAGCACATTGAGGAAGACCGGCGGGTATTTGCTGACATCCGTCACGATGCCGATGGTCTCCACTTGAATCGGCGAGACTTCGTTTGTGTGGATAAAGCCCGAGACGATTTCCCACTTTCCAAAGTTCTCGTCCTCGTCCACGCCATTGATGCGAAGCACCTTGAGTGTGCCTGCTGGCAGAGCGTAGCGTCGGAGGTATCCGAACGCCGGGGCCGCTGCATCGGCGGTGATGGAAGATTGGATGCGAGCGAACTGCCAATCGTAGTCGGACAGCACCTCGTTGCGGGTCTGATCGTAGAGGCTGGTGGCGAGTGCCATCGGTTCGCCGTAGGGTTTGAACGAATCGGCGCTGCCCACGCGCAAAATGGCTTGGCGGCAGATTTCGGAAACCGTGTTGGCGGCGGTGGTGGCGCGGGGTTTGGCGGACTTCTCGATGAGGATGCGGATGCTTGGGCGCATCATCGTTTCGATGGCGAGGGTCGCCATCGCCTGCGCGATTTCGCCTTTTTGCGTGAGCGGCATGGAAATCTTCGCCGCGAGGCGGGCGATGAGGGCTTCCGTAAAAGGCGGAGGAAACTTGGTCACATCGGTTTGCTTCCAAGTGTAGTCGATCTTGATGCTCGCCGATGCGGCTGCGCCGACATAGGTGAATGTCCCGCTAACAAGAGACGAGAGGGTGAATTCAACCCCCGAACTAACCAGCATCACTTTTGATGTGTTGGCGGTGATCGAGGAATTGGCAATGCCAATACCTCCGCCGGTAAGAGTGGTGATATTGAATGTGTTGGCGCTGGGGTTGCCGGAAACAATGTATGTCTCCGTGGTGTTCAGATTTGAACCGGCAGGCAGGTTGGTGAATTTGATTTTTTCCCCGATGGCAACGCCGGTGGAACTTCCCAAGTCGCTATGCAGGTATCCGCCAACGATCTCCCATTGTCCGAAGTTTTCGGAAGAATCGATGTTTTCTGCCCGGATGACTTGCAAAAAGTCTGTCGGGAGAAGGTATTTGCGAGAATATCCCTGCGCCGGTGGAGTGG